GCGGGCGTGGTGTTCTCCGAGTATGCGCTGTGCAATCCGAGCGCGTGGGGCTACATGCGCCCGATGCTCGAGGAGAACAATGGCTGGGCGGTTTTCATTACGACACCGCGGGGTCGCAACCACGCGTTCGATATGTATCGCTACGCGCAACAGCGCGCCGACTGGTTCAGCCAGGTGCTCGCGGTCAGCGACACCAACGCGTTGAGCGAGGAGCAGCAGGTCGATGCACTGGAGGAATACAAAGCACTCTACGGCGCCGACATGGGCCGCGCGGCCTACCAGCAAGAATACGAATGCAGCTGGAACGCCGCGACGATCGGCAGTATCTGGGGCGCCGAGATGGCCGAGGTCCGCGCCGAGGGTCGCATACTCGACAGCGTGGCTGCGCTACCTGATCGACCAGTCAATCGTTGTTGGGATCTGGGCGTATCTGATGATACGTCGATTTGGTTCTGGCAAGCGCAGGGTTCGCAGATAGTGCTGCTCGACCACGTCGCCGCGAGCGGCGTCGGTGTCGAGTGGTTCAGGGATGAGATCTTCAAGCGTCACGAACAGCATGGGTGGCTGCATGGCAACGATCACGTCCCGCACGACGCCAAAGTCAAAGAATGGGGATCAGGACGAACCCGAGTTGAGACAATGTCCTCCCTCGGGCTTAAGCCGATCCTTGTGCCGATGGCTACGGTCGAGGATGGCGTCAACGCGGTGCGACGAATGCTACCCCTCTGTGTTTTCCACCCTCGATGCGAGGAGGGCGGCATCAGTGCGCTTGAGCAGTACCGACGCGAATGGGACGATGAGAAAAAAGCCTTCCGCGCCTCCGCCGTCCACGACTGGACAAGCCACCCAGCTGACGCTTTTCGATATCTGGCAATGAGTTACAAGCCGGCACCGCCGCGCGTCATCAAGGTGCCGGCTCCAACAGGATGGCACATCCCGCCGCCCGCGGAGCCGCGCAAGGGGATCAGGCTATGAGCCGACGAATGAACCACGGGCCGCGCTTCGGCTCCGGTGCCATCGATAGCCACCACACCGTGTTGGATGACAGCTACAGTTACGCCGGTCGGATGGCGCGTGCCGATCGGCAGAAGATGAAGGCGATCACCGAGAACACGCCGCTGCACCAGCGCGAGCTGTGGCATCACCAGGCGGCGACCAAGAACCGCAAGCGCAGCAGCGTCAAGAACCAGCCTATCAAGGATGAGCGCCTCGAGGCCGAGCGCCGCATGCTCGAAGCGATGCGCCACGTCGTCAGCACGCTGGAATTCCATCTCGAGGAGCTGCACCGCACGCGCAAGGTCGGCAACGATAAGGGCTTGGTCAATCAGTACGGCATCCACAACGCCCTGGTCGCGCTGCGCACCAAGTGCGGCGTCCGCTTCGACCCGAACGAATACGACCACAGCCTCCACATTGCGGAAGTGCTTCGGAGTGCTCCCCGCACCCAGGAGCAGTGGCTCGATGAGGTCAGGTCGGAGCGCGAACAGCAGCGCCTCGCCAGGCTGCGCAACATGAAAGCCATCGCCGAGCGGTTCATCACCAAGCACAGGACGAAGCCATGACGCACCGCGCGCTCAAGGTGACGCGAGGGCCGGCCAACCGGGATCCGATGTTTGCCCCGCAATGGGTCGGCGCGATGGACGTGCTACCTGGCGTGCCCGAGCCGCCGGCGGTGCTGCTCGAGCTGCCGCCGCCCTCAGACCTGCAGCAGAACGATCACGTCATGCGGTACTGGAATTGGCGCCTCGATCGGATGGAGGCGAAGCGATCATGACCAAGGCACAGCTCGACCTCGCGCACAAGACGATTGGCGACCTCGGCCACTGCGTCCACGCGATGGAGCAGTATGGCAACGCGCGCATTGCAGGCATTATGCGCGTCGCAGCATCGCTGTTGGAGGCGATGGTCACCGAGGCTGAGGTGTTGGGTTCGGTCATCGGCAACAATGACGACGTCGATCGAATGATTGAGGGCATGAAGGTCAAGCACGCGCCGAGCGACGTCTACCGCATTGGCCTGACGGGAGGCGACGACCATGGCTGACCCTACCAAGCCGATCGAGGAGGACGTCCGCTACGACGACCTCGAGTTCAACCCGTCGCTCGAGACGAAGAGCGCGAAGGCCTGGATCAACCTGATCACCGAGAGCGAGGACGCGTTTGAGGATTGGAATACGCACTGCGACAAGATCGACGAGCGGTACGCGAGCCTGAAGCGCCTCTCCAACATGGTGCGCGACAAAGAATTCCAGATGTTCTGGGCCAATTGTGAAGTGTTGAAGCCCTCGATTTACGCCAAGCCACCGATCCCCGTCGTGGTGCCAAAATTCAAGGATAGAAGGCCAGTCTACCAGGCCGCGTCCGAGGTGATGGAGCGTTGCTGCATCGTCGCGTTCGATCTCACCCGCATCAATGACCTGATGCTGCTGGTGCGCGATGATCTCAGCATGACCAGCCGCGGCGTCGCCTGGTGCCGCTACGAGAGTGGCAAGGGCGACGGCACTTACGACCATGAGAAGGTTTGCATCGACTTCAAGGGCCGCAGAGACTTCCTGCACTCGATCTCGCGCAACTGGAGGGAAGTCACCTGGGTCGCTGCCGCCTCTTATCTGACGCGCGGCGAGGCGCGCAAACGCTTCCGCAAGACCAGTGGCGACGCCTACCAGGACGCGGAATACCGCGTCGATAAGGAGAGCGCCGAGGTCGGCGGCGCCGACTACCGCGAGCGTGCCAAGTTTTGGGAGGTCTGGGACAAGGCGCGCCGGCGCGTGGTCTGGGTCGCCGAGGGCGTCGAGAAGATCCTTGACGAAGCCGACCCGCACCTCGACCTGCAGAATTTCTTCCCCTGCCCGCCGCCGGCCTACGGCACGGTGCAGCGCGGCTCGCTGATCCCCGTCCCCGACGTGATGCAGTACCGCGACCAGCTCGAGGAGATCAATCTGCTGACGGGTCGCATCCATGCGCTGTCCGACGCGATCGAGGCCAAAGGCTTCTACCCCGCCGGCGGCGCCGAGCTGGCCGATGCAATCCAGAGTGCGGTACAGACCAAGACCAGCGGTCGGTTGCTGGTGCCAATCTCAAACTGGGCTGCCTTCGGCGGCACCAAGGATGTCATCATATGGCTACCGATCGACATGATCGCGACGACGATCACGGCCCTGGTCGCGCTGCGCAAGCAAGTGATCGAGGACATCTACCAGATCATGGGCCTAAGCGACATCATGCGCGGTGCGACCGACCCGAACGAGACGCTCGGCGCCCAGCAGCTGAAAACGCAATACGGTTCTACGCGTATCAGGGACAAACAACAGGAGATGGTCCGCCTGGCGCGCGATTTGGTCGAGATCACCTCGGAAATTATTACTGAGCGTTTCGACCCCGTCACCATCATCGAGATGAGCCAGACCCAACTGCCGACGCAGGAGATGCAACAGCAGAAGATGCAGCAGATCCAGCAGGGCATGGCGCAGGGTCAGCAGATGATGGCGCAGGCGCAGCAGCAGGATCCGGCGCAGGCGCAGCAGATGCAGACCATGATGATGCAGGCGCAGTCCAAGCTGCAGAAGATGCAGGAGGAGCCGACGATCGACCAGGTGCTGAAGTTCCTGGGCGATAACCGCGCCAAGTCTTTCGTCCTCGACATCGAAACCGACAGCACCATCATGGCGGATGAGAATGCCGAGAAGCAGCGCCGCACCGAATTCATCGGCGTGCTCGGGCAGTTGTTGCCGCAACTGTCGACCATGATCCAGAACGAGCCGAAGACCGCGCCGTTCTGCGGTGAAATTCTGAAATTCGCAACTGCGCCGTTCCGCTCCGGGCGCTCGCTCGACGGCGCGATCGACGAGCTGATCGAGCAGATGAAGGCGAAGGGCGATCAGCCTCCTGGCGACGATCCAGTGACGGCAAAAGGCAAGCTCGACATGCAGCTCGAGCAGATGAAGCAAAAAACCATCGCCGATAAAAACTCGATGGACGCCAAGTTGAAGGCCTCGGAGCTGCTGCAGAAGGACCAGCACAAGAAATGGGAGTTGGAGAACGAGCGGCTGATCGCGCAGGCGCAGCTGCAGGACAAGGCGCGCGACGCTGAAGGTAAGATGCAGGTCCAGAACCAAAAGGCGATGGAAAGCCGCGAGGCGCACCAGGCGCACATGCTCGAGAACGACCAGAAGATGGCGCTCGATCGCCAGAAGGCGCAGGCCGCCATGCAGATCCACACCGCCAAGGCGCAGGCCGCGGCGATGAAGCCGCCGCCGATCGGGAGGCCAATCTGATGCCACGCCTGGGTGAACTCGCAGACGACACCAGCTACGGCTACAGCGACCTCGGCATCCCCGTCGGCGCCGCCGTCACCGGCGAGAACACCGCCGACTATGGCCGCGGCGATCTCAGCCAGTTCGCCATGGGGGCGCTGGCGCAGCGCGACGCCTATCGCCCGACTGACGCGCGCGGCACCGACCTGTGGGGCTACCAGATGGGCGGCACGGTGGTGCCACCGCAGGAGATCGACAAAGCCATCAACATGGTGATGGCGACCTCCGGTGGAGGCCTCAAGACCGACATCGTAAAACCCGTGATGGGGTCGACGCTGGGCCTCGGCAACATGACCATCAGTCGCGGCCCGCCGCGCGGCATGTTGACGGCGGAGGAATTCACAGCGCCGGCAACGCCCGTTCCGCTCGCTCCCGCGCGCACCAACACGTTCGCCGACCCGAAGCTGCGCGCCAAGGCCGAGAAGATCTGGGACAGTTATCCGCAATACGCCGAGGCGTACCCGGAAGTCGGGCCGCCTGCGCTGAAGGAGAAGGCGCCTGACCCCAAGAACCCTGGCAAGTTTCTGATCGCACCGAAGAAGGGCGAGATCCCCTATGCCTCGATGGAAGAGGCGTTGGCACGCGCCGAAGAACCCAACTATTTCCTAGAGAAAAAGCTGACGCCGGAAGCTGCGCGATTTCAGACGCAACGCAACATCGTCCAGCAGGACATGGATCTGCACGGCTACAACAGATATTTCGACCCGGCCAAGCGCGCCGACATCCCGTCGTCCGACTATGGACCGTTCGCGGACACTGCCGTCGTGGCCTCGCCGAAGAAAGCGGCGGTCGATGAAGCCTGGACGAAGAAGTACGGCACCGACGAGGCACGCGCGCGGCTGCAGGAAGGATACGAGAAGGGGAAGTCGCTCGGTAACGCCGATAACTGGTATTACATGAAGCAGCTGCAGGACAAGTACGTCGAGGTGCTCGGCGAGCAGGCCGGCAAGGAGGCGTTCAAGAAAGAATTCAGCGGCATGATGGCTGCGACGACCGGCGGCGCCAGTCCCTACAACAACTGGCTGATGTCGCACTACGCCGGCTACCTCAACAAACTAGGGCAGCGCGTCGACCAGCGCGCCTATGAGATGCCATTCCCGATCGGCGGACGCTTCGCGTCCGGCAATATGGAGCAGGCGCAGAAATACATCGACAGCGGCATGAAGGGGTTCGACCCGGCGAAGAACCCGAAGCGGTACGATTTCGACAACGCCCTGGCGGGCGATCGTAACGCCGGCGTCATTGACGAGCAGATGTCGGGCGCCTTCATCCCCGGCATGACCATCCCCGACTGGTATGGACCCGCGACGCGCATCCTGCGCGAGGAGGCGGCCAAGGCCGGCGCTGATCCGCGTGCTTTCCAAGACATCGGCTGGGCCGGTTTGAAGGCGCTCAAGACCGAGGCGGCAGCCGCGGCTGCAGCGGCGAAACGCGCAAAGCCTGGCGTCGGCCACAACAGTGAGCCGTTTCAATTCCAGTACGAAGGTCCGATGATTGACCAGATCAACCGCTCGATCGAGACGACGCATCGCCTGACCGGCATGCCGATCGAGGAGATCGTGACGCGCGGCGTGATCAAGAAAGAGATCCCCATGTACGGCATCGGCGCCGCTGGCGCGATGGGAGCACTGGCCGACCAAGACAACTACAAACTACCCACGTTCAACGAGAGGAAGTAACCATGGCTCAATCTGCTCTTACCGTTACGGCGCCCAACCCGACGCCGCCGACCAACATGAGCTGCACGGGGGCGACGCCGCCCAACGTGCCCAACTTCACCAAGCTGACCTACGCGGACTGGCTCGACAACACCAAGTTCGACAGTGCCGCGCCACCGTTCTTCGATGACGGCACCGCCGGCTCGATGGTCGCGTTTGCCACCAACACTGCAGCACTCGCGAGCGGCACGGGTGCGACGTCAGGCGGCACCGAGAACACCTACCCCGGCACGGGCGCCTACTCTACCCACCCGGCGGCGTATGGTGCCGTTCCTGCGTCGACCAGTGTCGCACATGAGGGCGCCGGCAGCGAGGTGTCGGTGCTCGCACCCGGCAACATCGTGCTGTCCTATCCTGGCAGTGTGACGCTGAACACCAGCCAGTCGGCATCGTGCGGGCCGACCATCCCAGCGCCGACGATGGCGGCGCCCGTACCCGCCAGCCCCAACGCGACGCACGCCTCGAGCCTGTCGCCGGCGACCAACCCGACGCTGACCAGCGTCACCGGCGCGAGCAACGTCTCGGGCGTCGGCACCACGACGCTGACGGCGACCGGCACTGGTTTCACGCGACAGTCGGTGATCGTGTCGAACGGCATCGCGTACCCGACCACGTTCGTGTCGGCGACGTCACTGACCTGCACCGCGGCGAAGAAGGCGACGGCTGGCACGCTGCCGGTCTACGTCATCACTGGCGGGGTTGTGCAAACCGCAACCGTGAACTGGACCTTCACATGACCGACAAAAAGCGCGACGAGCACGACGAGGTCAAAGCCAAGGCCGCGCCCAGGGAGGCTGCGCCGCCGCAGCCTTTCCCGTTTACAGCCTCGATCAACGAGCCGCAGACGGTATCCCTGCCGGTGCCTGAGAATGTCGAAGTGCCGGTGCCGGTCATTGAAAGCCTGGAGCCGGCGAGCTGCTTGATCGGTGACCCCGACTTCACGCTGGTGATCAGCGGCGACAATTTCTTCGCCGACAGTGTCATCAACTTCGCCGGGCACGACGAGCCGACGACGTTCGACACGACGGCCAAGACGCTGTCGACCGGCGTCAAGCCGAGCCTGTGGGCGGAGCCTGTCATCGTGGACGTGATCATCAAGAACGGGCCTGCTGTCTCTGGCCCGATCGCTTTCGAGTTCGCGCCGATCGCGCGATCGTCGACGAGGCGGAAATGAGCACGGCGGTCATCACGGTCGCCAGCGGCGGCCTGGCGGTGACCGATGTCACCGCCACGGCGCCGACGCGCGGCTTGCCGGTCACGGAGGCGATCGGCACGCCCAAGTACGGCCTGGCGGTGACCAAGATCGCCGCCGGCGGGCTGCCGGTGACGTTCGTCGTGGTGTCGACGACGGGAGGCAATCCGAAGTGAGTGTCGAGCTGGAGGAGTTCATGCCCGGCAGGTTCCGGGTCAAAAAGGACAGGTGCCCGCACTGTCGGTCGGAGCTGCCGATGCCGCATGTCATCAGCGACATCATGGACCCCGTCGAACAGGTCGACGGGAAATTCTACACGTCCAAGCGCCAATTCCGCGCGGTTGGCCGCGCCAACGGCCTGGTCGAGGTCGGCAACGAAAAGATGAAGCCCAAAACGCGGGCCTCGACCACCCGTGAAGCCAAAGACGCCAGGCAGAAGGCCATTCACGCCGCCGTCCAGAAATTCAAAGCCGGCGTACGGACACGCAGTCCGTAGTGCGGGAAAGTAACCGAAGGAAAGCATCATGAGCGATACGTCACCCCCCGCCGCGCCGCCGAGCGCGCCGCCGCCAGGCGAAGCCGTCATCAACCAGAACCCGGTCAACAGCCCAAACCCGGTAGGCCCCCAGGCGCCGCAGGCGCCGACGGGCGACCTCGAGGGTGGCAAGGGCCGCCCAGAAAGCCGCCGGGAGGCCATCCAGCGCGCGTTCGATCGTGCCAACAATCCGCCGCCCAAGACCGCGAAGGCCGCTCCTAAGCCCGCGCCGCCGGCTGCGGAGGCCAAGAAAGGCCACAACCAGCCCCCGGAGGATACGCCGGGTATCGACCTCAAGCGGCGCCCGAGCGACCAGCCGCGCAGCGACCGCGGCACCTTCGCCCCGCGCGATGCTGCACCGCCGTCGAAGGGTATGGGTGATCGTTCTCCTGCTCAGGCCGATCGTACCCTTCCCGGACAGAAAGAGAACAGACCGCGGCTGTTGCCGGAGGGAGCGCCCTACCGCGACCCGCCGCCCAGGATCTCGGAGCGCGCCCGGCAGGACTGGGACACGGCGCCGGAGAGCGTGCGCGGCGACTACCACCGCCTGCACCAGGAGGCCGAGGGCATCTACCGGCAGTACAAGTCGAGCCACGACGCCTTCCAGCCAATCGCGCAATACCACCAGATGGCGCAGCAGCAGGGCACCACGCTCGACAAGGCCCTGGCGAGCTACGTCGGCATCGAGAACAAGCTGCGACAGGATCCGATCGCCGGCCTCGACACCATCATCCACAACCTCGGCATGACGGACCCGCAGACCGGGCAGCGCATCGGCCTGCGCGACATCGCCTACCATGTCCTGAGCCAGTCGCCGGAGCAGCTGAAGCAGGTCCAGCAGGGCAATGCCCAGCAGGCGGCGCAGCACCAGATGGGGGCGCTGCACCGGGAGATCTCCGGGTTGAAACAGGCCTTGCATCAGATGCATACTCAGGCTCAATTCAGGCAAACGCGATCGGCGGTCGATCAATTTGCCGACCAGCACCCGCGTTTTGACGAACTAGGCGACCTGATCGAGAACGAGCTGAAGCTCGGCTTCGATCTGATGACAGCATACCGCCGGGCCGAAATGCTTCGCCCTGGCAACACAGCGGCTCAGACCCGCGACACATCGGCTCAGACCCGACCCATAGACCGATCGATCTCAGGCTCCCCCGATGTGGCTCCCTCAAACGGAGCATCGCGGCGAAACCAGAAACCCGTCGGACGTCGTGAGGCCATCCAGAACGCGATACGTCGCGTCAACGGTGGCTAGTCTGTGAACCCCATGTGGAGTGGCAACAATGCCCAACGTAACTACCAATGCTGCTTATCAGCAGATCTTATCTATGGCGCTGGAGGATCGCTCCAGCGGCTACCAGGATCTCGTCTCCAACAACAACGCCCTGCTCGCCATAATGAAGAGGAAAGGCTTGTGGAATACTTACTCAGGCCCGACCATTCGTCAGACGCTGCAGATCGGTAAGACCACTGCACAGTGGTATTCCGGGTTTGATCAGCTCCTGAACCCAGCACTCGATTTATTTAACGATGCGGTGTTCTCGCCGAAGATGGTTGTCGTTCCTGTCATCCTCTCGATGCAGGAAATTCTCAACAACGAGGGCGAGAGCCAGCTGATGGACGTCTACGACAGCTACATCTCGGCTGCCGAACGCGCCCTTGAAGATACGATGGATGCCGGCCTGTACGGTGACGGCACCGCCAACGGCGGCAAGCAGATCACCGGCCTCGCCACTGCGGTGCCGATCGTCGTCAACACCGGCGTCTATGGCGGCATCGACCGCGCGCAGGCAACGGTGTGGCAGACCAAGACCTACGACGCGCACAGCTTCCTGGCCGGCCAGACCCAGGTGACGTCGACGAGCATCCGCCCGATGCTCAACTACGTCATGACCAAGCAGAGCCGCGGACGTGATTACGCGGATCTGCTCATCATGTCGCCGGAGCACTACGCGGCCTACGACGCCGCAACGGTCGCGATCCAGAGACAGCAAAACGAGACGAGCCTCGGCAAGCTCGGCTTCTCCGCCCTCGAATATATCGGCGGCGGCAAACGTGCCGAGATCGTGCTCGACGGCGGCATCGGCAGCAACATGCCGGCGAATACGACGTTCGGTCTCAACACCGACACGTTCCGCCTGCGCTATCACCCCAACCGCAACTTCGACAAACTGTTCGACGGTGACGGGATGATGCCGATCGACAAAGATGCGATTGCGCAATTCATCGGCTGGATGGGCGAGCTGACGCAAGTCAACCCGTTCTTCAACTGGCGTATGTACGACAGCGTTCCGGGTTCCTGACAACTAGCCGAACAGCCGTAGTCAGGGATATGCCGGGTCGCCGACGTGTAGGTCCGATGCCTTCCTTCCGCGAAGGCGGCCCGGTTTATTTGTTTAAGGCATCAACAACGGAGAGATAGATGGCAAGGCAAGACCCCGACGACGTTCTCGTCGCACTGTTCAAGAACCACGCGTCACTGAACGACGTCAAATCACGCGAAGAAGGCAGGCCGATCTACGACGACGTCGAAGTGGTCGAGATACGCTCGCCAGGCTCGCGCGACTTCAAAGTGTTTCCGGCCAACGCGTTCTCGCACTGGCAGACGCATCCGCACACCGGCGAGCAGACGAAAGTCACCTACGCCGAGCGGTTCGTGCATCAGTACCAGCAATTCAAGCGCCAGGCGGCGCAGACCAAGAGCGGTACGCCACTCGACTACGTTCCGTTCCTCAGCGAGGGCAAGCGCGCCGAGCTACGCGCGCAGAACATCTACACTATCGAGGCCCTGGCGGCGATCGACGGCCAGGAGCTGAAGAACCTCGGCCTCGGCGGGCGCGATCTCAAGAACGCCGCGGTGGAGTACATGGACAACGCCAAGGCCAACATCGCGCCGACCCTGCAGCTGCAGGCCGAGCTGGACGCGTTGCGTGCTCGCAACGCCATCCTGGAAGAGGACGCGATCGCCAAGAAGGAGATGGCTAAACGCATCGAGAGTGAATTCGAGGAGATGGATCTGGTCCAGCTCCGCGAGTACATCACCACGCACACCGGCCAGGCGCCGATGGGCAGCCTGAACAAGAAGAACCTGGTCCGCATGGCGACTGAGTGCCGCCCCAACAGGGCTGCGTAACATGACGATATTGTCGGTGGTGAAGGATGTCTGCGCAGCGGTCGGGGTCTTGATCCCGCAAAGCGTGTTCTCCAATCTCACCGGCAATCGTACTGCGCAGGAGATGCTGTCGCTCGCTAACGAGATGGCGCAGCGCATCGCCTACGACACGCGCGACTGGACGAAACTCAGGACGGTGGCGACGCTGACGGGGGATGGCGTTGCATCCTCGTTCAATCTTCCCGCCAACTACAAGCGGATGCTGTTGACTGCCAATGTTTGGCGTTCGACGTCGGCGCAGCAACCGATGCGGTTCGTTCCCGACACTGACCAGTGGCTGAACCGTCGCGCCCAGAACTGGACCGATGCGTGGGGCGAGTGGACGATCATGGGCGGCAAGATCTACATCTGGCCGGTGATGCCGGTGGGACAGACCGCCTACTTTACCTACCTCGACAAGAATTGCATCGACCTGACCAGTGGTGGTCGCGGCAACGAGTTCATGAACGATAGCGATGTCTTCACGCTCGACGAGCGTCTTTTGAAACTCGGAATGCTTTGGCAGTGGAAGGCCCAAAAGGGGTCTGCCTACGCCGAGGACATGGGCACCTACGGCGACGCCTTGACCTACGCCATGGGCCACGACAGCCCGGCGCCGATCATCCTCGGCAGCAAGCCGATGTCGGCTGCCGCTAACATCGCCTACCCGTGGCCGGTGCCGACATGAGCCAGCACCAGGCCTTCCGCAGGACATCCGTTCCGCAGCAGGTCGCGCAGCAGCTGCAGACGATCACCATCCCGGCGCCGACCCGTGGCATCATTCAGAACGAGAATGAAGCCTACATGCAGCCAGGCGGCGCGGTGATTTGCGACAACTGGAAGCCAACCATGCGCGGCGTCAGCTTGCGCGGCGGCTGTATCGTGTGGTGTACGCTGCCGGAGACGACGCCGGTGATCTCGGCGTTCCAGTACGCCAGCGGCAACATCCAAAAGATGTTCGCGGGCAATGCCACCAAGCTGTACGAGATCACCACTACCACGCCGGTGCTGATCAAGAGCGGGCAGACGTCGGGCAACTACGCCGCCTCGCAACTGGCTAACGCCACTGGTGACTGGATGATCGTCGTCAATGACGCCGGCAACCCGCCACTACGTTATGGGCCGTCCTCCGGCGGTGGCCTGACCTGGGAAACCCTGTCGACAGGCTACACGCCGCCCGCCGGCAAGCCGTCGATGATCACGGGCATTCCGGCGGCTGGCTTGAGTTACGTCTGCAAGTATCGCAACCGCTACTTCTTCATCGAAACCGGATCGATGAACGCGTGGTATTTGCCGCTCAACGCCGTCGGCGGCGCGCTGGCGATGATCCCGCTATCGGGTGCGGCGACCAAGGGCGGTAAACTGCTTTCGTGTTTCTCCTGGTCGATCGACGCCGGCGACGGCATCGACGACAAGATCGTGTTCATGACCGACCTCGGCGAGCTGCTTATTTTCACCGGCAGCGATCCCAGCGTCATCACCAGCTGGCGCCAGGAGGGCCGTTACGAAGTCTCGCCGCCGCTCGGCATGAACGCACACCTGGCGATCGGCGGCGACGTCCTGCTAGCCACTGTCGACGGTATCATTCCTATCTCTGGCTCCATCACCAAGGACCGCGCCGAGCTGGAGCTGGCCGCGATAACCCGCACCATCAAACCGTTGTGGCGTGAGCATGTGCTCGACAAGCGCGAGCACGCCTGGACGATGTGCAAGTGGGATGAATACGGCGGGATCTTTACGACGTTCCCCGGTGGCGTCCCCGGCAAGCAACTGTGCCTCGCCACCAATGCCGCGACCGGCGCGCACGCGCGGTTTACCGGCTGGGACGCCATGTGCTTCGTCAAGATGGCCGGCGACGCCTTCTTCGGCACGCAGACCGGCAAGATCATGCAGATGGACCGCACTGGATACGACAACGGCGTCCCTTACGTTGCCACGCTCGTCGGCGGCTGGGAGATGTTCCAGTCGCCATCGCAGACCGTCACCTGGCGGCAGTCGCGCGCCTCGTTCTCGGCCCGCGCCGGCGAGCCGTTCGTGCCGCAGCTCTCGGCCACCACCGACTATGTCGTGGTGCTGCCGCAGCCGCCTCTGGTTGGACCCGACCCTGGCCTGCTCGATCTCTGGGACCAGGGCCTGTGGGACACCTCGAAATGGGACGCCGGAACGCCGCCGCCGCCCGTCGTGCGCAACACCGGCTGGGTGTCGATTGGCATGACCGGCTACAGCCACGCGCC